AATCTATAAATAAAATAGTTTGCAATTAGAAATACATTGTGGTAATGTTTTGCCCTATGGAGATATTGCGTTACATTATATTAGATGAATTTGATGGAAAACCTCTAAGAGCCTTTAGTAACAAGGCTTCTGCGTTATGGTTTCTTGAGAATAGGTCTAATTGCAAGCTCCATATTTTGCCTAGAAAACCTAAAGCAAAAGCTGTGCCAATAACAGAACTATACGAAGAATGTTTATTTTAAGGAGAGTATATGAGAATTAAGAATTGGGATAAATATAACCACTACAAGCATAAATCAGATATGAAATGGTTTAAATGCTATGGTCGTGATTTACTTAATGACGCTGATTTTATGATGATGGATGATGTCAAGCAAGTCACATTATTTAAACTATGGTGTTTAGCTAGTGAATCACAAGGCAATTTACCACAAGTTTCAGAGATTGCTTTTAGATTAAGAAAGCCTATAGATTTTGTAGAAAAAATGTTAAAAGAACTAGATACTTGGCTAGTTTCAGGAGAAAGTCTAGACAAAGTCTATACAAACTCTATGACAGATAAGATAAGAGAAGATAAGATAATAAAAACCATTGTGCGTTTTGATGATTTCTGGAATGAATATCCATCTGTTAGAAAAACAAATAAAAAAGGTTGTTTGGAAAAGTGGAAAGCAAAAGACCTTGACTTAATAGCAGATAGAATTATAGGATATGTCAAATCTATGAAACAAACTAAACAATGGAAAGAGGGATTTGTGCCAGCACCAATGACATTACTTAACCAAGAAAGATGGGATGATGGAAATGTCACACATATCCGTAAAGTTTGGGAGGGTGGCATATGAAACAACATAAATGGCATAAAGAAATAAAAGCATGGGCTGATGGTGCAGAGATTGAATGTCGCAGATTAGAATCATGGGGATGGGGAGAATGGGAAACCTTTAAAGAATTTTATTGGTTTGAAGGTGATGTATATGAATATCGCATTAAACCACAACCTAAAGAGTCACAATATTTGTATGTGTATTTAGATGATGATTATGAATTTTCACCTATACCATTAACAAATGAATGGGAATACATAGGCAAAATTAAACTAGAGGACTCCGAATGAACATAGGAGAGGCATTAGATAAACTAACAGTCAATCAGTCTGTCATTACTGATTACTACCAACAGGAGTACAGTCATGCGGAGTTTAAGGTTAAAAGCACGGATATATTTACTGATGATTTGGTGCGATATTTCGGTGAGGAAATTCATAGTGGTAAATCGTTGGGCTGGATTAAGACGGAAGATAAATTCCGTGTTAGGCAAGCTGAACTAACAGTTCTTACAGGAGTATCAGGTCATGGCAAATCTATGTGGCTATCACAAGTCATATTATCCATGATGAAACAAAATACTAAATGCTTAATAGCGTCTTTAGAAATGCGACCTGTATTAACATTGGCTCGTATGATTACACAGACTTTAGGGTCACCAGAACCAACAGATGAGTTTATAACTAAATGGGCTAATCGTGCTAAAGACAAGTTATTTATTTACGACCAATTAGGAGTAACTACTTCACAAGATATGTTTGCTACGCTTTACTATGGTAAACATGTTTTAGGTTGTGATGTATTTGTGATTGACAGTCTTATGAAAATGTCTGATATTAGTGAGGAGTCTTTAGAAAATCAAAAAAGATTTGTAGATAGACTAGCAACAACATGTCGTGATTTAGATATACATGTATTTTTGGTAGCTCATACTCGCAAGATGAAAGATGAAACAGAGATACCAGATGCAACAGATATCATGGGCAGTTCTTTAATTAGAGCATTAAGCGACAACATAGTCTGTGTATGGCGCAATCGTGCTAAAGAAAAATTAGTAGAAGAAGGTAAGACACCTGAAGAAGAACTAAAGATTATTCCTGATTGCAAGGTATTTGTTCAGAAGCAGCGTAATGCACAATGGGAAGGTAGTTTTAATTTTTGGTTTAGTCAAAAAGGATTAACATACAAGGAGAGTCCTAATGGCAGATGAGAATAGTGCTAATAAGTTTATTAAAGCTGTAGCTAAATGGGATAAAGATATGGTTTACAAAGCAACTACAATTGATGGTAAAATATTTAAAAGTAAAGGATACGATTATGTTGAAATGGAGTTTAACAAAAGACAACCTACCAATGCTAGTAGAAAAACTAAAAACTCTTGACTTCACTAAGCGCTGGAGAGTAACAGTAACAGACGCTAAACTAAACCGTAGCCTAGAACAAAACGAAAGACTATGGGAACTATATTCAAGCATAGGTCAGCATTTAGGAATTGAGAAAGATAAGATACACGAACTCATGGGTTATAAATTTTTACGATACCAAACAGAAATTGCAGGTATGCCAGTAGAACTTATAAAGTCAACAACTAAACTAACCACAAGTGAGATGACAGAATACCAACAACAGATAGAGGTATGGGGTCAGACTATGGGTTGGGGTTGGGATTATTAGTGGATGAAGATTTAGGAAATGTAAGGCTAGCTATATTAGAAGATTTGCCTTATGTTATTAGTTTAAGTAAAAAAGAAAGTAGTTCATTAGGGTTTATTCCTAAAATGGCTTATGAAGCAGCAATAACAGGCATTAAAACTGGTGATAGATGGAGTAATGTTTGTAACGATAAATTATTTGTCATTGAATGTAACAAAGATTTAGTTGGTTTTTGTTTGTGTAGTTTTGGTTTACCTAATGCTAATATGAGAATAGGTCGTATTGCACAAATATGTATTCAAACTGATGCTAGAAAATTATTAAGAGGTAAACTATTACTTGACCATGTTATTAATTATGGGGAAACAAAATTTACTTTTAGATGGCAATGTGGTTGTGCAGATGATTTAGAAAGTAATGTTTTTTGGAAAGCAATGGGTTGGGTTCATATTGCAGATAGACAAGGCATATCACATAAAAATACTTGGAAACAAACAAGCAAAAGAAAAGTTAATGTTTATAGATTTGACAAAATGGATTTTTTACTAGTATGAATTACAGAAACCCTAAACTACTTAAACTAGCAGATGGCGCACCATGTATGATGTGTTATATACAAGACGGAACTGTAGTATCTGCACACTCTAATCAATTACGTGATGGCAAAGGTACATCTATAAAGGCACATGATTACCGTATAGCATTTTTATGTCATCAATGCCATCACATGATAGATAATGACAAAAGTTTAGATAAACATGATAGAATAGCTGCATGGGAAGAAGCTCACCGTAAAACTATAGGTTGGCTATTTACTAACGGACATTTGGAAGTAAAATGAACAAAATAGAATTTGGCGATTGTAGAGAGATAATGAAGCGTTGGATTGACGAAGGCGTTAAAGTTCAAACTTGCGTAACTTCTCCACCTTATTTTGGTTTACGTGATTATGGAGTTGATGGACAAATAGGTCTTGAACAAAATCCAAAAGAATACATAGAAAATATGGTTGATGTATTTAATCATGTAAAAGAACTATTAGCTGATGATGGAACTTTATGGGTCAATATTGGTGATAGTTATTGTATGTCATCAATGAGAGGTAAAAATAGTGCATTTAAAAGTATTGACCAAAGCAAACAAGGTATTGTTCATATAAATAGAAATATACCAAATGGCATGAAAGCAAAAGATTTAATGGGAATACCATGGATGTTGGCATTTGCATTAAGAGAAGCTGGCTGGTATTTAAGACAAGATATTATTTGGCATAAACCTAACCCAATGCCAGAGTCTGTAACAGATAGATGCACAAAGTCACATGAATATATATTTTTATTATCTAAATCACAACAATATTACTTTGACCATGTTGCTATAAAAGAACAAGGTGTAACTCCGGCAGGAACTAAAGGTGCAAAAGGTAGTGTAGAAAGACAAAACCAATTTGGTGTAAATGCAAGACCACCTGAATATAAAATATATGATGGTATGAGAAATAAACGTGATGTATGGTCAGTAAATGTTAGACCTTACAAAGGCGCACACTTTGCTACATATCCTACAGCTCTGATTGAACCATGTATTAAAGCTGGTAGTCGTATAAATGATATTGTATTTGACCCATTTATGGGAAGCGGCACAACTGCACAAGTAGCTAAACAATTAGGTAGGCAGTATTTAGGTTGTGAATTAAATCCAGAGTATGAGAAACTACAGCAAGAAAGGATAAGCAATGGGTAAAGGCAGTTCACCACGCCCTTTTACAGATAGGGAAGTATTTGAGTCTAACTTTGATAAAATATTTAGGTCTAAAAAACCAAGTGATGATGTATCACCACATACACTTGAATATGAATACGAACTAAATAAATCTACAGGTAATGTAGAAAAGACATATTCTCGGATAGATGTTATTTCGCAGAATGGAAATGAAGGCTTACATTATCCTGAGTCTTTAGAGCAAGGAACATCTAAACCTAACGAAAGTCAATTTGATGAGTGAATATTTAATGTTTGTTTTACAAATTATTGGCGTAATGTTGCCAATAGGAATTGCTTTAATTATTATACTATGGGTTGCAGATAAGGTATTAAAATAATGGCAACTAGCCCAACGCAGTTAAGTTTAAAAAAGTTAAGAGAAGAAGGATATACTGTTCAAGTAGTAGAGTACTGGAATAGTTTTGCAAGGATAAGAATTGACTTATTTGGCTTTATAGACATTATAGCTTTAAAAGGTAAAGAAGTATTAGCAGTTCAAACAACTTCAGCAAGTAACATGAGTGCTAGATGTAAAAAGATAGCAGACCATGAAAACGTAGGTGCAGTTCGTGAAGCTGGTTGGACTATTCATGTACATGGTTGGCATCAAGATGACAAAAGGAAATGGCATTGCAAAGTGAAAGATGTATCGTGAAAGAAAAGATATTAACTTATCTTACAGAACCACGAACCATAAACGACATAGCAGAACATATACAATCTAACTATCCTATTACAAAGAACATACTTGTAGAGATGAGAGATGCAAATGTTATTCATGCTTATAAAGATAACCAAAATAGGCTAATGCACTATTACGTTCCACAACCACATCCACTACAAACTATATTTGGACATACAGTAAACTTTACACCAGACCAAATAAAAGGCGTAACAACTTATAACGCAGATGACGCTAAACATAATCTACAACACAAGACTACACAAGAAACTTATGGAGAAAGCGTAGCATATACGCTAACAAGATATGATTAGTACAAAATGGAAAAAATTAACAGATGATGAAATATATAAGCTAGAAAGTAAATATATAACTTATGAAGTTTATGATGATGATGAAGAAGGAATTGATGTAGATATATTTGGTGTAACAGAATTTGCTAAAGCTATAGAAAATACATTAAGGGAAAAAAACAGTTAATGATTAGTATGGAACGTTTACTAACAATCTTAGATGATTGGAAAAGGCATATGAAACCATTAGACCATAGATTACATTATCCTTCTCGTTCATTAGGTATGTCATCTGGTGGTGAATCTACAGAAGATGAGTTTGAGCATATGCTTTATAAAATGGACAAAGAAAATGTTAAAATTGTTCATACAATCATATTTGAAAATTTACCGAAAGGACAAAAGCAGGCGATATTAGCTAAATATCTTAATGAAAAACCACCGATAGCTTATGAATGGCAATTAGATATGGCTTACGATAATTTATTAACTATGGCAGGAAGACTAATAAACGCATAATGTTGTTGAACAATACTAGGTACTTATGGTATAATAACGCCTGTGAGGGCATACTATTGCCTAAAGAAACGTAATCCCACAAAAGCCTGACTGCACTCTCTCCGTGGTTGGGCTTTTTCTTTTTATGAAACTATCTATTTGCGAACAATGCGGTGAACCTTTTGACTTCACAGAATATAGCCTGTGTAATGATTGTAGGTATGACCACAGATTTATTAAGTTAAGGAAAGATGATGAAATCAGTACCAAAGACAAAGAAGGGCAAAGAAGCAAAGATGAAGAAAGTGTTTAAAGAGTTTGGTGCAGGAACTTTAAACGTGGGTAAGTCATCAAAGAAAGTAAAAAATCCTAAGCAGGCTGTCGCGATAGCCTTATCAGTAAGTGGTATGTCTAAAAAGAAAGGTAAATAATTATGCCAATGGTCGGAATGAAAAAATTTGCTTACACAGAAAAAGGTAAGAAAGAAGCTAAAGAATACGCAAAGAAAACAGGTAAAGCTATGGCTGCTAAACCTATGAAGAAGGCTGCTAAACGTGGCAAGTAAACCAGGATTGTGGGCTAACATCCATGCTAAGCGTAAAAGAATAGCAGCAGGCTCAGGTGAAAAGATGCGTAAGCCAGGTACA